TAGTTTATTTTCCATTAGGTGATCGTTTATTTGAAATTAAGTATGTAGAACATGAGAAACCATTCTATCAACTTCAAAAGACTTATGTATATACTCTGAAATGTGAGCTCTTCCGTTACGAAGATGAAATCATTGATACTGGAGTTTCTGAGATTGATGATGTTCTTACAGGTGATGAAGCAGATGGAACTTCAGAAGACGGTATTTCTACACTTCTAGGATCATCTCAGACTCTTACTCTTGTAGGAACTGGAGTAACTGCTACTGCTGAAATTGGATTTAATACTGAAGGATCTATTAGGTTAATTAGTCTCAGTAATAGGGGTGGTGGATATACTGCTGTTCCAACTATAGGTGTTAGTTCTGCTCCTGTAGGTGGAGTGACTGGTATTCTTACTGCTACGATGATTAGTGGTATTAATGTATGCAATTTAAATATTAGTAATAATCAGAAATCTGTTCAACAAGTTGTTATTACAAACCCAGGTGCTGGATATACTCTTGCACCTGTACTCCAAGTAACTGGTGGAGGGGGTTCAGGTGCTGCTGGAACCGTCTTTATAGGTGATGGGGCAGTTGGTATCGTTACACTTACTGACGCAGGTTCTGGGTACACTACAGCACCTACTGTAACTATTACTGCACCTGTTGGAGCAGGAAATACACAGGCAACTGCTGAAGCAGTCGTGAGTGCTGCTGGAACGATCAGTGCTATTCATATCACTAATGCTGGTGCTGGATATACATCTAGTCCAACAATTACGATTGGTAATCCTTCACTCAACAATAGTGGTAACTTTAAGTTTAATGAAATTGTCACTGGATCTATTACAGGACACACAGCAAGAGTGAGAACATGGAGTGCTACCACAAATGTTTTAGAGGTCGCAAATGTATCTGGAATGTTTAGTATTGGAGAGAATCTAACTGGTGGAACCTCTGGTGCAGTTCATGCACTAAGAGTTATTAGTGAAGATCCTCCAGAGGATGGATTTGCTGATAATGTCAATATAGAATCTGCTGCAGATGATATTTTAGACTTTAGTGAACAGAACCCATTTGGAATTCCATAAATATAAGATACTAGGACTCTAACAATGTTTGAATATTTTTATAACGAAATCTTGAGGAGAACCATTATTGGTTTTGGTACTCTATTCAATAGTATATCAATTAAACAAGATGGTTCACCATTGAGAGTCCCTCTTGCTTATGGACCTACTCAAAAGTTTTTAGCAAGATTAAATCAATCACCTGATCTGAATAAAGCCACATCTTTGTCTTTACCAAGGATGTCTTTTGAGTTTACTGGATTGACTTATGATCCTTCTAGAAAAGTTACTACTACTCAAAAGATTGTAGTTCAGAATCCAGATTCAGACACTCCTGATGAAAAGAAAGTTTATATGCCAGTTCCATATAACATGCAATTTGAACTTGCTGTTATGTGTAAATTAAATGATGATGCATTACAAATCGTAGAACAGATATTACCATATTTTCAACCATCATATAATCTTTCAGTAAACTTAGTTGGTTCTATACAAGAGAAAAGAGATATTCCTATAGTGCTTGAAAATATTACTATGCAGGATGATTATGAGGGAGACTTTGAATCAAGAAGAGTTCTTCTTTATACATTAAGATTTACTGCTAAGACATACCTCTTTGGTCCTGTTGCAGATGCTTCCAAGGATATTATTACCAAGTCTACAGTCAACTATCTTACTGGTACAGATACATCCAACGCACAACGCAATCTTACATACTCTGTTGTTCCTAGAGCAATTCAGAACTATGATGGAACAGTCCTTACTAACTTGGCAGAGGATGTAACCAAAACACAAACTGTTATTGCACTTAATGATGTAACTAATGTTGATGCATCTTCTGGATCTACGAGTGTATATCTAGATATTGGTGGTGAGGAAGTTTACGTCAAATCTAAGGATGCTGATAGTAATAAGATTACTGTTAAGAGGGGTCAGGATGGTACAACCAAACTTGCTCATATAAGAGGTACTGAGGTTAAATCTATTACTTCTGCTGATAATGTATTGGTTGAGGAAGGTGATGACTTTGGATTTGATGGAACCACTACTTGGAATGGATAAATGAAAAACAATTTAGATGATGCTTTTAATATTACACCTACTGAAGTGGAAGTTGATCAAACTGAAGTTAAAGAACCTGTAGGAATACAAAAACCACCTAGACTAACTCAGGATGATATTACTAAAGACTATGAGTATACTCGTGGCAATCTTTATAGTATTATAGAGAAGGGGCAAGAAGCTATTAATGGTATTCTTGAACTTGCACAGGATAGTGAGATGCCAAGGGCATATGAGGTTGCAGGGCAGTTGATTAAGAGTGTTTCTGATGCTACTGATAAGTTGATGGATCTTCAGAAGAAAGTTAAAGATGTTAATGAAGATACTCCACAAAAAGGACCAAATACAGTTAATAACGCACTTTTTGTAGGATCTACGGCAGAACTTGCAAAGCTTCTAAAAAACGGAGTACCTAAAGAGGATAAATAAACTTAAGGGGAGAGAAATCCCGAAGTATTATTTACTAATAAAATGCCTGACGATAAGTTGCCGTCCATAAATGATTGGGATGATTCAAAAGAATTACCTTCAGTTGATGATTTTCTAAAGGAAGATGTAGAAGAAGAATTACCTTCTGTAGAAGATTACATTGAAGAAGAGGAAGTAAAAGAAGAAGATACAGTTACTATTGAAGATGCAAATGGTGATCCATTTTTAGAAGTCACCGATGTAGTAAAAGCACCAGAATGGTCCGAATTAGTTCGGATGGTTAATGATGTTAGGGAAAGTATTCCAGACATTCCAGAAGTAAAATATTATGATGAGGAATTAAAACAACTTGCAGAGCATATTGAGCAAGTAAGAGATAATATTCCAGAAGTTAAGGATTATGATCCAACAGTAGAGGCAATAACTGAACAGATAGATCTTTTAAGAACATCTGTAAAGGATCTTCCTGAAGTAAAATACTATGATGAGCAAATTGATAGTATTGAAGATAAAATAGATCTTATTCAACAAGAAGTAACCAATCTTCCAGAACCTAAGTATTACGAAACAGATCTTCAATTAATTAAAGAAGAGGTTGAAAAGGTAAGATCAGAAATCCCAGTATTTCCTAAGTGGGTTAATGAGGTTAATGAGGTTCCTGATTTCTCTTGGATTGGGAAAACTTTTGGTGTAATTGATGATGATTTTATTAAGGTTGGTGATAATATAAAATCTTTAAGGGATAGGATTGATTTAGAAGTTAATGAATTAACAGAATCACTTGACATAAAAGATTTTGAAAAGAAAGTTGAGATCACTGAAGTAAAGGAAAATTTAAAAGAAACTAAAGATAAGATATACAAAGAATTAAAAGATTGTGCAATAAGAATTTGGGATCATCATACACAATTTAAAGATGATGATAGGAAGTTAAAAAAACAAGTTCTTAGTAAACTTAATGAGACAAAACAAAATATTGAATCTCAGATTAAAGAATCTTATAATAAGAGTTATGAGTCAAATAAAACTCTTAAAGCTTATTTTGATGGGTTAAAAGAAGAAATCGCAAATCTTCCTAAAGTAAAATATTATGATGATAGTATTGAAAATGTATCTGAAGATGTATCTCAATTGAGTAGTAAGATTGATGATACTACTCTCAATATCGCTGAATTATATAAGATTGTTAATAATATAAAAAGTGAACAGCAAGAGTTATTAGAAATATATAATGATCGACCTGTAAATCCTGACCCTGATTCAAAAGAAGGGGATGATCCACTTACTCCTACAGGTCAAAAATTTGCAACACTAAAAGATCTAGCAGCAAACTATAGGTTGTTTGTTAATAGGGTTGAACAGCAAATGTATACCATCGGTGGAGGTGGTGCTGGATTCATTAAAGACCTTGATGATGTTAATATTGATGGATTGGAAGAGGGTAATACTTTAGTATGGAATTCAACAACTAGTAAATGGGATGTTGGTGCTGGTGCTGGAGTTGGTGGAACTTGGGCATCTACTGCTATTGGTGTTCATACTACTAGAAATGTAGGTATTGCAACTACTGCACGATCTGATTATGCTTTATATGTTAGTACTGGAAGCACAACTGACACAGTAGCGTATTTTGATGGAAATATTACAGTTGGTGGAACTGTCACTTATAATGAAGTAAAAAATATAGAATCTCTTGGTATTATTACTGCTAGATCTGATTTACATGTTGATGGAAATACTAAAACATTAGGAATAACAACTCTTGGTGCTAGTACTGGAGTAGGAACCGTACATATTGGTGTAGGTACTACAGCATTATTAGTTGATGGTGATGCAAGGATTACTGGTATCCTCACCGTAGGTAGATCATCTATTACTCTTGATGGTGATAGTAACCAGATTAATGTTGGTCTTGTTACTGTCTCCAATTCCACTATTGTAATTGGTGATAATGTAACACTTGACACAACAGCATCTGGTATTAACTCTGCACCAAATGTATTATATGTTGCTAAAGATGGTAGTGATAGTAGTAATGGAACATCTATTGACAACGCATTCTTGACAATTAAAGCAGCAGTTGGAGCTGCATCATCAGGAACTACTGTTAAAGTTCTTTCTGGAAAGTATTCAGAAAATAATCCTATTTCAGTTCCTGCGTTTGTTTCTATTGTGGGGGATGATCAGAGAACAGTAGAGGTTACTGCTAGTAATGCAACTAGTGATATTTTCCATGTAAGAAAAGGTGATAAATTAGCAAATATGACCTTTAAGGGTCATACTGCCCCTGCTGCTGCGGTTGCTTTCCCAACAGATGAGATAGCAGAAAACGTAGGTGGTGGAAAGTGGAAAGGTCCATATATCCAAAACTGTACAAGTGATACTACTACTGGTACTGGAGTTTATATTGATGGAGATCAGGCAAGATTATTGAAAGCGATGAACGTTGATGCTTTCACACAATACAATCAAGGTGGTATTGGAGTTGCCGTTACTAATGGTGGATTTGCTCAATTAGTTTCACTATTTACTATTTGTTGTCAAGAAGCAGTAAGAGTAGATAAAGGTGGTCAAGCAGATATTGCTAATAGTAATTGCAGTTTCGGTACTTATGGATTGACTGCAAGAGGAGTAAGTGATCTTCAATATACTGGTTTTGTCACAACTGCTGCAGCAATATCACAGGCAGAGGTGGAAGTAAATGTGAATACTTTTGCACCTGAAAAGACTATTAATAACTTTGTTTATGATCATCAAGTTGGTATTGCTACAATCACAACTACTGCTGCTCATGATTTCCAAGTAGGTATGGGAGTAACTCTTGCTGGTATAGGTTTGACTTGTCAGTTTGGATCAAAAACATACCCTCATAAGAGACCTTATATCTTTACTGTAGATTCCATTCCATCTACTACTTCATTTGTAGTTAATGTTGGTATTTCAACTGTTGCACATTTCTATGCTGGTGCTGGTTCTACTGCTGGTACTGCAAAGATTGATGTTGATAGACCTTATGATGGGCAGATGGTTTACTTTGATCAACTCTATAAGACAGTTAGAGAAATTACGGTTAGTGCTGGTGGTACTGGATATACTTCCACTCCTGCAGTCACTATTGCAGCACCTTCTGGTCCTAGTGGAGAAACTGCTTCTGCATATGCCACAGTAGAAGATGAAGCAATTAAATCTATTACGATTATTAGTAGTGGAAGTCAGTATACAGGAACTCCTGACATAACAATTGCAGGACCAAATGTTGGTATTAATACTGCTACAGCAACTGCTACTATGGATCCTCTTTATTATGTAATAAATAGTTCGACACCCGTGTCATCTGGAATATCTACATTAACCCTTGCTTCCAATTTGCTTAATGCAGTTGGAGTTGGTTCCACGGCATTCTTCTCTCAAGCAAGTAGAATAGTTGCTAGTTCACATACATTTGAGTATGTTGGTGCTGGTAATACTATTACTGAAGCTACTCCAAAACGAGGAGGTGTTCTTAACCAAAAGAATGAAGTTTATCTTGAAGATGGTGGAAAGGTTCTCTATACCAGCACAGACCAAGCAGGTAATTTTAGAATAGGTGAAGATTTGCTAATTAACCAAGAAACTGGTACAGTTAGTGGAAGAGCCTTTAGTAAGAGTTTATTCTCAGAAATGACCCCATTTATCCTAGCATTAAGTTAATATGGCACTCGCACTCAATAGATTTAAAACATATACTGCTACACTTACAACAAGTAGCGCAACAATATATACTGCACCCACAGGATATACTGGAATTATTTTATATGCACATATAACCAATTATGCTGCAGCAGCAACTACTGTTACTGTATCTCATGTGAGAAGTGGTACAACTAATGAAATTATTAAAGGAGCAAGTGTTCCTGTTGCTGATGCTTATATTCCTTTAGATGGTAAATTGGTTTTGGAAACGAGTGATTATATTGTAGCTGAAGCTGGTGCTAACACCACTTTGAAAATTCTTCTTTCAGTATTGGAGACAGCAAATGCCTAGACTTCTTAGCAACGTTAATAGTACAGGAGCAGTTGGTATTTCTAGTGATGGGACTAGTTTGGGTAATATGACTGATCTAAATTTTCAAAGTAATAGAGTTAAATTTGACTCTAATGCTGGTGTTGCTACGGTCTATACCGATCCTTTAACTGTTATAGGACTATAAATAAATACAGAGAGTTTGTCTTTTTAATGAAAAAGTGTCCTCAAGGTGAATATTATTGCAATAAAGATAAATGCTGCAAACCCATCCCCAAAGGATGGCATGTCATGCGTGGTGGTTATTTAATGAGAGATGAGGATCATAAAAAGAAAAATGGTAATGGAAAGAATGGAAATGGGAATGGACATTCTAATGGAAATGGTAATGGAAATGGAAACGGCTCTAATGGTAATGGCAACGGTGGAAACGGAGGTGGAGTTAGTGAAGCCTTCCGTTTACATCCTAAGACAGGAAATATAATATCTGTTAATTTGGCATGGAGAGGAAACGACTACAATCTTAAAATGTTCTTCCCCCATGTTAAAACCCCTTCACGCAGAGAAGTACAGGATCAAGTGAGAAAAGTGTATCCTAATGCTAAACT